CACGGAGCGCACCTGATCTTGGTAGCCTTTGGTGTTAAAACCACGGTCACTACCTATCTCTTCGTGCCGGCTGAGGACCTCTGGGTCTGTCTCCATGTCTACGTCTTCGTGGTCACCAATCTTACTAATGATGTCCTCGTCGTAGCCCATCTCACGTAGCTCTGAGATCGTCTTAGTGGTCCTGTGGGCACAGAAGCTAACCGAATCCAGATCCTTGCTCTGGGGCTCAATTAGGAACTCCTCGGGGGCTACAGCCTCAATGATAACTTGGCTGGTATCTTCAAAGACACGCAGTTCACCTGAGTATAGGCCCAGCGCATCCTCTTCGATTTCCTCGATCTCGACGTTGTCCTGTGCAAGCAGGGTATCAAGCTCTTCCTCAGTAAGGTCTGAGACGGTCTCTAAGTGGCTGTCTTCCTGTGTGGCCCAGAATACCTTGGCAATACCTACGCGAGCCACAAGACCATCGTGGATGACGGTGTTCATCGTGTTGTAAAGGTTGTTCTGGCGGTTAGCCACGTAGTCGCAATAGCTGGTACTAATCTCTGCCAGGGGGACATCTTCTTGAGACTGGGCTGCAAAGCGAACCGTGCGGAACCCCGTACTGAATGTTTCTAGCAGCGCTGCCTTCATGCTCTCTACTGCATCATAGACATCCATAGAGACATACTTGCTGTTGCCGTCATGTGCTGGCCTAGGGAGTGAGGCATTGTAGAAGTCTACGACACGCTTACGCTCTCTAGAGATCTGTGAATCATAATAGCCTACGCTGCGTCTGATGTTGTCATCAAGTATCGTGACAATCTTATCGTCATCCAGCTTAGTGTATTCATCTTTATCCATGATTAGACCATTTCAATGTAAAATTCATCGCCACTCTCTATTGGTTCCCAGGCTCCCTGGTGTACGTGGTTGGCTAGGGCGAGAGACATGACACAGTCATCAAAACATCCGGGTTCAGCTTCCATAGAACCGCTTTCTGTGACGATGTATGTCAGCATCTCTCGTATCGTTACTTTGTCGTTGAGCTCGATCTTTCCTTCACGCACTTCCGCACGTAGCTGATCGATGACTAGGGGCTTGGTTTTGGCTGTCGTAGTGAACCCAAGCTTGATCGTCTCTCGATCTGTAAGCTTGTCCACTTGGACCTCGGTGTAGAAGTTTGGGTAGGCCATATCCTTGCCTAACCGGGTACACGTTAGAATGCCGTGGCTGTTATTCTCGACAACAATGTGGGCCTCGTTGTAGTACTCACCTAAGTGATAGAGGACCGTAGCAAAGTGGTCTGGGTGGACATGAGCACGCCATGTTGCGACTTGTCTTTTCTTACTATCGAGCACCTGAGCGACACTGTAGTCACCACCCCGGACGCCCATAGCAACATCGGCACCTATGACATAGAGCTCGCCTGGGTCATGGGGTCGGTAGGTCGTTAGCTCGCCTCTGCCATTCTCCAGCCACTCTTCGGCCTCTAATGCTAGACGCTGCTTGACGTCCTCAGCCTCAGGTAGACGCTTCTGTAGAAGCTCTGGGTTAAACACAGGGCGACCAGTTGTCAGGAAGGCCTCTTCAGGCTCTGCAGGGTACTCCTGTCTAAAGAGATCCAAGCCGTTCTGTGCAATCTTCCTACGCCTGAACATCAGCTGCTCATCGTCTAGGCCATATTGCTCGGCCAAGTCTTCTTCTTCTGGAGTGCGCTCAAAGTTCTCTGGGACTTTCTCCCGATACTCTGGGTCTACATACCAAGGTATAAACACTGGTATATATCCATTAGTACCATCAACAGCACCCTTCCAGAGGTCATAGAAGATACCCGTGACACCGTTTGCTGTACTTTCGACAAAGACAGCTGTGCCAGGTGCATTAGGGACAGCCTGTGTCAGGCCGTTCCAGTTCTCTTGGGCTGTACTCTTGGGCCAGAAGGCAATCTCTGATGCGTGAACGTGTGTCAGGGTTTCCCCTCGACCAACAGCCTCACCACCAGCCGTAGCAACCACGTAAGAACTGTCCAAGACATCGAATGAAAGCTCTCGCCTAGAAGAATACTTTGTGTGGGGCTTCAAGATGTCTGGACAGTTCTCATGATAACGCTTGGTCATATCAAAGAGCGCACGGGTGGAGTCTGCGTGGTGAGTAATCACCAGAGACTTACATGCTGCCCTCTGAGACACAGCGAAATACAAGTAGCCGCCAACGTAGGTACTTAGGCCTTGCTGGCGGGCCTTAAGGATAATCACGCGAACCTTGCCCTCGTCAGCCATCTGTTTGCAGACAGCATCGTCTAGGATCTCTTGGGCTGGCTTGAGTTTAAGGGGAGCTATGTCCCCTTGCTTGGTGCGGATCTTAAGTGCTGAGTTGGCGTAAAAGCTAAAGTCTTCATACAGACGTTTGCGTATCGCCTTCACTTGCTTCTGGGTTGTCATCGGTTTGCTCTTCCTCTTCTTCGCTATCCAAGAGCGAACTTAAGAAGGCTTCTGCCTTGCCGATTGTTACTTCGCTTTTGGCAGCTGGTTTGGACCGTGTGAAGTCTAGGATCAGACGCGCAGCCGTGAGGCGATCCCGTGCTGATGCCGGTGCTGTACGCATGATTTCGACAGATGTTTCCAGTGCTTCTACGGAATACTTGTCATCAATGTTGTACTCTGGGTTATCAGACATGATCTTTACTACCTTCTTGGCTTCTTGTTTTGCTTTATCCCTTATTACCTTCATACCCTCAGCCGTGTGGCCGTCATGGGTCCCCCAAGGTCTACCGACATTCGGTCCCTTAGGTTTCTTCATCCAGGACCTATGAAGGGCTCTGCCCTCTGGCGTCTTCTGGAGGCGGGTAAAGTAGTGGGAGTCACCCGTCCTTGAGTTGTAGTGAGTTCCCTTTGGTGCTTTTGCGACCTTTTTTCGGGGCTGGTTTGGCTTTGGCATCTCTCGTCTCCACTAGTGAGTTTATGATAGAGAGTGTCTCGGGACACTTTTTGCAGAAGACAGGGGCTGGGATGTCTTGCTTGAGTTCATCCAGCATGATTTTGCGCTGGGCATCGGTCAGAAGCGTAGACGTCTTAATGACCTCTATCGTCTCCATGACCTCAACCAGGTCTTGGACTGTTAGTAACATTTGCTCTCCTTGGGTGGTCTTAGGCGGCTGATAGTGCGCCCGGTGGGGGCGTTAGAGCCCCTGGTGCCATCTGTTGTTGCTTCTGACGTTCTTCTTCTTCAGCTTGCTCTTGCTTCATGAGCATTGCCATAACGACAGCAATCCCCATTGCCAGTGGGTGGTTGAAGAATTGAATGGCGGTACTGTCTTTGTAGAATGTCCTGATTAACTCAGCTGTCGCTGGGTAATCCTTTTTCATCTGTTTAGGGTTATTAATGTAATTGATGACAGGATCTACAGCCATCTCAGCTGCGCTTCTAATGTACTTATAGTAAGGAGTGTTTTTTCTTTCGGATACTGGTCGTTTAGCGCCACCGTCATAACGAATTCCACCAGATAACCTACCTGACTCGTCTTCGTAATTACCATAATCTTGCATGTTTTTTATTTCATCCAACACTTGTTTTCTTTTATTGGCTGGAAAACTTGCTGTGTTGCGAAGCATAGATGAGATTAAATCATCAAAACTATAGCGGCTAATATAGTCTTTTCTCCCAGTTAGTGGATTGGGTGCGGGCCTTTGAGCGGAAATAGACCCCCTAAGACGGTTCTGAGCTTCAAGGTCAAACTTAGAAAGCATTTTATCGTCATAACGCTGATCGTTTAAGCCGTGAGCCACTTCATGTAGGGCGGTTATGTATGATTGAAACTCAGAAACGTTTGACGAAGGGTTCAAAGCATATGCTTGACCTAGGTTATAAAAACCCAAGGCGTCACTTTCCCCGCGAACCCCCGCATCAGAAGCCATTTGCCTCTGACTATCATACATCTTGAGGGTAATGTTAGTAGCATCAGCTAACTCACGTACCCCCTGGATGTCTTTAATCCCGTTTTCGTTCTTACCGCCTTTTAGGCCGATCTCAATAACTGCTCTTACGGGGGGCGAGGCATCTTTTACCTCTTGGGGACTTGGGACAACAGCCCGTTGGGTGGGTCCACCCGCAATCCTCTGGGCAAGGATTCCTGCGACTCCGTCTGCGGCGGCTGGGAGAGATTTTCTTGGGCTCTCTTGGCCTGGGCCATCGCTACCATCCCCTCGATAAAGTCCTTCATCGCCTCTGGGGGTACTTGGCTGATTATTGACGGCTCCGTCTCCGTCTGCATCGGGGAGTGCTTCTTGGATTTGGTCATTTGCTATTCCTTCGCCTTCCGCAAGCATGATTGCAGCATCTAGATAGTCATTATCTGAGCCTCTTCCAGGGGCTACGCCTAAATGTCTGAATAATTGTTTCTCAGGATACCACATCAGAGCTTGAAAGTCAGCTGTTTCGATATTGTAACCAAGATCACTTAGTTTTGCGATTGCAGCCTTTGTAACGTCACGCATGTACGCACGTTCACTTGGGCCTTTTGGCTGTGCTTGTAGCTGTGGTTTAAGGTTTTTTACATGGGTTCCAGTCTTCTTAAAGAAGTTTGGCTTAGTGTGGTTTACACCATTTTCCTCTTTGTACTTCTTGTAAAACTTCTGATACCTTTTCTCGACCTTAGTAACAAAATCGTCAAACAATGCTGGGTCTTTGTTAATATCACGCTTACCGACACCCATTTCCTTGAGCGTCTGGTTTATCATCTTCTGCTCAAGTTTACCTACAGTCTTCAAGGCTCCTTTGACGTTAGATCGACCTTGGTCAAGATCTGGGTCTGCAACAAATGGGCGCCCGACCAAGCGGTTCCACATACGCATCCACCAAATGTCCATCGTAAGTGGGTCGTAGTTACCACGGATGTTCTGGTAGAAACCCTGCCCAATCTTAGGTCCTATTATGTATGAACCTTTGACTTGCGCGTTTGCACCTTCTGATGATGGTACTTTGATTTCTGTACCATATTGGGCGTTGAACCGGGATATGTAGTCATTGAGCTCCTTGACAGTAAAGTCTTGATCCATGAACTCTTGTATTGGCATGTTTTGGCCAGAAGACTGATAGGCATTAAAGAAGTCAAAAGCCTCAAGCATAGCAGCGTTCCGCTCACCACCTTTAATCCAGGTGTCGGTAGGCATCTTGCCGTTGTCCATAAAGTGACGGAAAACCTCTAGTGCATACTTGAAGTTGTCGGCCACGGCCTGACCATTAGAAGTAACAGCTAGAGCAAAATCAAAAGCTGCTTCTGCGTCTGGTGACTGAGTCACGCGGGGGTCAACCAGAGAAACAACACGTTTTGCTGCTTTGAGCTTACGGTCATACCATCCGATGGCGTTAGCGTCACTTTGTAGTGCGTTAGCAGCCTCAGTTGCCATGTAAGTAGATATGATATCCACGTTCTCAGGTGTGTACTCAAAAGGCTCACTACGGCCTGTGGCTTCTTTCCACTTTTGGTGCATGTAATCTGCAGCTTCAACCAGATTACGCTTTTTAGTAGGCTTATATGAACCTTCACGCATCTTTTGAATATCAGCTTCACTCGGTGACTCATTGAGGCGAGTAGCGTTGATTTCAGACTGAGGTACGTTCAGAGGATTTACATATGTCTGTAATGCAGGATTTTGCTCTGTATTGGAAGCAGGGTCGCTTGGTGCATCCTCTTGAGGTCTCATAGAAAACCTAGGACGATCCTCAGCTTGCTGTTGTGGATCAGTGATCTCCAGAATCCTAGCTTTGATGCCGGGGTTGTTTTGCTCCAGTTGGTTGAGCATGGCTTCCACAGACGCTGGGTCCATGTTGCCTTCCGTGATCTTACGGACAGCACCAGCAACTATATTTGTGGTTGTCAGACGTTCGAGAGCCGCTTCGTAAGTCTGAGGCTCCTTTGTAGGTGCAACTGATGACTGATCCAAAGTAGGACCAGCTGGAGACTGATCACTAGGGGCTTGCATACGCCCC